AGATTATCACACACATGTATGATGTTCCGAGACACTATTCACGTCGTCTCAAGAAAGGCCCAATCTCTGTAGTCGAGCCAATATTCATCTTTTTTGGGTGCGGTATAACGGAACGAAGTTATGGATTGATTCCCGAATCATACTTCCTATCAGGTTTCATGCCACGATTTCTCGTAGTCCGTGGTGAGACTGACATGAAACGTATACGGTTAACCGGGCCACGAGTTGAGGTATCAACCCAAAAGCGTGATGCATTGAAAACTACGTTTGCGACATACCATCAGATGTACACGAAGGATGAAATCACGATTCAAGTCGGTGATCCTTCAAATCCTTCGATGGTAACGCTCCCTCAAACAGTCGATGTCGAATTGACGAACGAGGCATGGGAACGCGCGAACGTCATGGAGCAAGCCCTCACTGACGCCGCTATGGGAACCTCGGAGGAACAGTCGGCACTTCCGTCATTCACTCGTATGTATTTCTCCATGCTAAAGCTTTCCGCGTTGTTGGCCGCTGCACGTAAAGAACCCACAGATGAGTACGGCCTTACTGTGGAGCTTCAAGATTTACTGAGCGCGGCTTTCTACATTCAACGTTGGGGTGTCCACTTCGTCCACTTGGTTAAGAACTCAGGCCATACGAAAGACGAGACACTGACACAAGCCGTATATCGATTGATCGAACGAAAGCCTGGAATCCTACGAGGCGACACAATGTCATATTTCCACTTAAACGCGAAGGACATGACGATCATTCAGGACACACTTGATCAACGATTAATGATCCAAGTCTCTAAGAAAGGTAGAGGCGTTCAATACTGGCCGATAGGGAGGTAGTATGATTGCATGCATTGAAATGCCAATTTGGTTGGCGATTGGATTCGTAGTTGTATGTGCAATCGTTGTGTCTGCGTTAATAGTCGTATTAAGTGTGACCGCAGCAATGGTTTATGGGGTGGTGAATGACGATGGCTGAGTCTGGAAGTATCAAAGTACAGCTTGAGAAGGTAACGGCTGATCTCGAAGAGGAAATGACTTTGTGGGGAAAGGATCGATTGCCTAGTGCAGCAGAAATGTTTCGCATGGGCGATGGTGAGTTTCAACATCATTGCCACACTGAAGCACTTACGCGAATCGTGAGGGAAATTCTCGATGTTTCTGAGGATCAAATGAATCTCATCTACAAAGAAGTTGTTCTACGAGAAATGCGTACGTTGCGTAAGGCTGCTGCACTAGCACGTAGACAAGCAATGCGTGAGCATATCACTAAGGGTGTTATCAATAAAACACCACCACCGGAGATTTAGAATGCTCATAGGATTAACAGGCTGTAAGGGTTCGGGCAAAGACACAGTAGGTCAACACCTAGTTGATAACTACGATTTCACGCGTCTTGCTTTCGCAGACAAAATGTATGAGGCTATAGGAAATCTGTTTGATATTACTGCTGAGCAGATGAGTGAGTTTAAGAAAGATGGTGCTCAAATAATTCTTGAAATTCCATATCACAATCAGAACATGAGTTCAGGAATCCCCTTGAAGCTTCTCCCTTGGTGTGAGTTCCTACAAAGTTTCGGAACCGCTATGGGTCGCAAGACGTTCGGACAGGATTTTTGGGTACAACAGTGGGAAGAGGAATTGTACCGCAACTCACTGGCGAAGGATCGCGTGGTTGCGACAGACGTTTGTTTCGCAAACGAGGCGTACCGCATTCTTCATCTAGGTGGAATTATCGCAGAAATTCGTAGACCAGGACACGAACCGGATGGTCACGTGTTCGAGGAACCACTACAGAATGATCTCATCGATGTGTACTTCGACAACAACGGAACTATCGATCAGCTACACAATCAGATTGACAACTGGATCACACCACTATTGGAGAGTCGATAATGGAGCTTAACGACTACGCCGACTTTACGCAGGAAACAGCTATCTATCCACAAGCGGCGAAGGACGTTGTAAGACAGGCACAGATATCCACAGGTGCCGTGTTGGAAAGATGGATCGGTTTGGCTTACGTTACGGGGAAATTGAATGGCGAAGCAGGTGAGATTGCAGAAGAGGTATTCAAGACCATGCGTGACGATCACTGCAATTTGTCACCTGATAGAATTGCACGTATCCGTAGTGAGCTAGGCGACCTCATGTATTACACGGCTTGCATTGCAAACATCATCGGTGTTCCTCTCGACACGATAGCTGAAGAAAACATGGAGAAATTGCGTTCACGGAAAAACCGTGGAAAACTACAGGGATCGGGGAGTGACCGTTGATGGAACTTCAAGTTCTACAGGGTGATCGTGGTCAGTGGTACATTCGTTTGATAGGTGCCAACGGTGAGCCGATGATGACCAGTGAGACATACGACTCAAAAGCCAATGCCGAACGTGCAGCCTACAATATTCAGAACGAATGGCGCATGCCAATCGAAGTTCGCACTACCGATGCCTGACTACAATCAGTACCCTCCCAAAATTAATTGGGAAAGAGTAGGTTTGTGTAGTTTCATAATTCTATTTTGGGTTTTATTCTGTGGTTTAGTATGGCTACTACTGTATCTAACATAACACGCAAGCATCCCGACGCAGTTTGCGAGGAATGTCCACTGTATTCACGTCCGTGTGCGCCTACGCAAAGCCCACAGAAGCCCAAGGCTGCAATCGTTTCGCGTTCCCCCGGATACCACGAGGCGATTGCAGGCAAACCGTTTAGTGGGCCATCAGGAAAAGTGCTTGACCATCTACTGAAGATGAATGGAGTATCACGTGCAGAGGTTCTTGTCACCAATACAGTTCTATGCGCACCAGATGATGCGGTGGTACCGACGGAAGCGATTAAAGCGTGCGCTCCACGTCTTGCACGAGAACTCAACGCCATTTCGCTTGTGGTCGCCTGTGGAAGAGAAGCTGTTAATGAACTCGTTGGAAGAGGTAGCATTGATCACTATAGAGGATACAGGATCGAGCGACCTGGACGCACAATCGTGGCGACTAACAATCCTGCTCTTGTGCTCCGAGACGATTCCACTTTCCCGAATCTCAAGCGTGACTTCCGACGAGCCTTCCATCCAGGCCCACCACCAATCCTACCAACAGTAGAGGTAATCGAAGATGGCAAGAGTGCCCGAACTTATTGTGAAAGTCTCCTACACCGACCTGGACTCATCGCAGCAGATATTGAATCCCGAGGCGGAATCTCTCATAGAGCAACTTTCATCAGCGTTCAATTCAGCACAGACGGAATTAATTCGACAGTTCTTGGCGAGCGGGAAGGAATCTGGGAAGATAATGATTTCATCCGAAATTATCTTCGACCTCTCTTCGAATCAGATAAGCACACATTTGCGTGGCATGGGGGTAAATTCGATACCAAAATTTTCCGGTCTAGATACGATATCAACGCAAGAGTAGACCATGACACAATGTTACTGTCATACGCGCTCGACGAACGGAGTGGTACAGATGAGCGCATCGGGGTGCACGGTTTGGATTACTTACTCATGGACGAGTTTGGCTGGCCGCATTATAGCAATCCCAAGATCGAGAAAGCCAAGAAAACAGGAATCGTAGAGAATTACGATGACTTCTATCGATACGCCGGATTGGACGTGGGAGGAACATATCAACTGCTCCAACACCAGTTGGAACTTGCTAAGGCTGACGATGTACTGGACGCATACCAACTTCTTCTACGCGCAAATGAATTACTCATCGGCATAGAACTACATGGAATGGTTTACGATGTAAAGCGTGCTGGTGACATCTACGAGTTTGTTGTCAAGCCTGAAATGGATACGCTCACGTCAGAAATGCAGCGCCAGATTGATAACCCAATACTGAATCCTCGATCACCTACACAGTTATCAAAGGTGTTCTACGAAGATTGGGGCATCAAGCACGCGATGCAGAATCGTCCAACTACTCCGACGATGAAGAATCCCAAGCGTTCCGTGGACGATTCGGCGCGTGAAGAAATCTTGCAAGGTCGATTCACGTTCAAGGGGCAATTCAACATTGTACGCAAGGGCAATACGGTTCAACAACTCACGCATGCACTAGCCGATCAGAGGCGAGAACACATACAATCTTTCGTGCGTCGATACCATCGTTTCCAGAAAGTTCAGAAACAAGCATCGACGTACATTCTATCACTTATCGAACGAGCGGAGCAAGATGAAGATTCTCGGATTTACACTCAACTCAATCTACACGGAACCAACTCCGGGCGACTCAGTAGCTCGAAGCCGAACCTACAAAATATCACGAGGTCAAAGGACGATCTACCTCACATTCGGAAGCTTTTCCGTGCACCAGCAGGATTCACCATTGTACAAGCTGATTTTTCACAGGCAGAGCTACGATGTATCGCTGCTTTTTCGAAAGATGGACTTCTCTCGAAGATTTACACTGATGGCCTCGACCTCCACAACGAAACCGCTCGAAGATTCTTTGGCCCGGACTTCACAAAAGAGCAACGGCAGACATGTAAGAACGTAAACTTCGGTGTGTTCTATCGACAGGCTGCTGAATCATTCCAAGAGAAACACAACATCGATGCGAAGCGTGCACAAGAGTACATCGATTGGGTATGGAAAACCTTCACAGGAGTAGGAGAATGGGAACTGCAAGTCGA